TTTGTAACTCTTGAGCAATAAAACCATAATCTTTTTTGCCTTCAAAGCTACCATCTCTACGCGCCCAGTCAAACTTAACAGGTCTTAATCGTTTAATAAAATTAACACCATGCTCAAGATCTGTAATGTTTGTTTTATCTCTTTCATCAGAAAGACTACTAATACTTGTTACATTACATCTTAATGATGTAATAGATGAATTACCTAATGTAATTTGATTACTAACAATAAGTGCCGATGCCGCTGCTTGGTATCCTATTACTGTATTATTAGAACCAGTTCCTATTCCATCCGCTTCTGTTCCAATAAGTGTATTATATGCTCCATAATCTAAATCATTACCTGCTAGGTTGCCTACTACAGTATTACCAGTTCCAGAGAAGGAAAAAGCAACACAGTTAGCACCAATATATGTGCAACCACTAGCATAACGAGTAGATACTGCTGCTTGATGACCAAGAATTACATTGCCTGATGCCTCATATAAAAATGGAACAGCTCCATAACCCATTACAGAATTCTTCTGGTTAAAAGAAGCAAATGCACCTGATGCAATACCATGTCCAACATAAGTATTGTATTGACCAGTTTGATGACCTGAAGCTGTTTGATTTCCTATAAATACATTTAGCCTGCCGACATTGTTAGGTTTTCCGCCAGCTTTATAGCCAATAGCAATTATACCAGAAACACTATTTGCAAAGCCAATAGCATCTTTACCTATAATGACAGAATCTTTAACATCAAATCCAGTAGTAGCTGCTTTCTCACCAATAACAACACTATTATAAGTTTCGCCCTGTAAATACTTACCACATTGATAACCTATCCAAACATTACCAGAATTTTTGGTTTGACTATATGCATTATATGCAGCAGCTTGATAACCTATAGCAACAGTATTTGTATAGTATTCACCAGATTCAGCAACATTGCTACCAATGAAAACATTATAATCAGCAGTTCCTGCTTTGCGTAAACCTCTGTGTCCTATAACTGTATTGTTAGTATGACTTGTTATAAATCCAGAACATGCCTCTGATCCTATATAAATACCATTTGCAATACCTGCATTTAAGTTACAAGCTTTAGATCCAATAACAATAGCTTTGTTAGTGGTTGAGGAATAACCAAATAAGTTTGCATCTTTACCTGCTTGATAACCAATAAGAACGCAATCATCTGATGTTCTATAAGTATTATTACCGCCTTTGCCACCTTCAAAACCAATAATAACAGCACGCTGTGGTTCATATAATTCTGTTGCTGCTTCGCAACCTATAATGACATTTTTTCCTTCATTGCTGGCAAATCCAGTTGTGCCTGAACATACATTTTGGCCGATTAATACACCAGACAAAATTGTATTTCGGCCAAAAGCATTAGCTATTTTACCAGCTGCTGTGCCAATAACAACAGCACCACTTTGAGTAAGAGTGTCTTGATTTGCACCATATTGTGTTATACCTGTTTCAGTAATACCACTTAAAGTAGAGCCTGCAGAAATAGTAGTAAAACTTAATTTACCTGCACCGTCAGTCATTAACACATCACCAGATGTGCTATCACCACTAGGTAATCTAAATGTAGTATTACTACCATTTAATGTTGTTGGTGCTCTAAATGCAACATAGTTTGCACTGTTCCCTTGGTAAAATCTAACTTCAGTACTATCACCATCTGCATTATCTTTAAATTGTAATAAACTAGACAATCCTGTAATAGTCGTAGTTTTTTTAAGGGTGCTGCCTCCATTTGAAGTTAAATTAGTTCCAATAGTTGCAATATTAAAATTACCAGTCTGACCTGTAATAGTAGTACCTGAAATAGTAGTGCCTTTAGCTAAAACAAAATTACCTGTTCCAATGTTGCCTGTATCGCCAGTAATAGTTGTTCCACTTAAACCAACTGCATTTAAGTAATTTGTCGCATTACTGTAATATAAATTACTAGTTGAATAAGCAAGTCCACTTCCTGTTGCATTTGCTTTTAAAACAACATAATTAGTTCCTTCTTCTAAATTAAGTGTTGAATTAATACCTGTTGAATAAACCTGTTCATCACCAGCAGATGCCCAACTTAAAGTTCCAGCTGCATCACTAACTAATGCATAACCAGAAACAGTTGCATCTGCATCAGGCAACGTCCAAGTTACATTGCTAGTGATACCACTTGCAGCTTTAAGTGCAACATAATTTGTATTATTTGCTTCATAAAAACGAAGCGCTCTAGTGCCACTACCTTCCTCTAATGGATAACCTTTTAAATCAGTTGTTGCATTACCTGTATGTGTAACATTACCAGTAACTAATAATGAACCACCAGTTACAGAAGTTGCAACTAAACTATTGCCAGAGATAGCACCACCAGAAATACTAGTAACGCCGATAATATCTGCACCTGTAATGCTTGTAAATCTACCAGTATCGCCAGTAATAACGCTACCGCTAATTGTACCTGTAACGGTTAAACTACCACCCGTAATTAAATTACCAGAAATACTGGTTGTACCTCTAATGTCAACACCAGAAATGGTTTGACCAGAAATTAAAGTTGTTCCATAAATATTTGCACCAGTAATGTTTGTAAAGTCTCCGGTACCTCCTTGGACAGTAATACCAGAAATGACACCGCCTGTAGAATAAACACCTGAACCAAAAACACCTGAACCAGTTACAAAAATATCTTCAACAAAATATGCATCACCAGTAACAGTTAAACGTTCTTTTGTAATGCCAGTTACAAAAGTAGCTGTATTGGCATTTAATACATCAAAATTACCAGTCTGACCTGTAATAGTAGTACCAGAAATAGTACCAGTAGACGTATGACCACCAACGTTTAATACATCAAAATTACCAGTCTGACCAGTAATTGTTGTTCCTGATAATAAAGTTAAAACATTAACTTCAACACCCGTAATATAGGTAAAATCACCAGTAGAAACCGCTAACCCACTAAAATTACCTGAAGGAGCAACAACAGTTTGAAACTCTCCAGTTACACCTGAAATAGTTCCTGAAATAGTAAGATTGCTTGCGCTTGCATCAAGCAAACCAGAAACATTTAAAGTAACTTCACTGGCGCCACTAGAATAAATAATTTGATCAACTTTTACTTTACCGAATGCCATGTCTCTGTTTTATTTTCAATTATAATCGCCTTAAATCTATTTATAATGTCAACCAAGTTGAACCGGTAGGTACTGTAACAGTAACTCCGGTTGCTATTTCTAAAGGTGTAATAGATAAAGCGTTGTAACCACTTTCAACAGTTTGGTCAATATCATACACAGCTTTTGTTTCAAGCATTGCACCTCTAACATTCCTATCTGTTCTTAATCCAGAGGCGCCTGAAATATAACCACTGGAAAGAATATTACCTGTTGATGTGGTGACAAAGTTAGCAACAGTAAAGTTACCCGTTATAGCGGTAACTGTTACTGATTCAATTAAAGTGCCACCAGTAATATAATCTCCAGAAATTCGATCTGTAAAAATGCCAGTAGAGCCTGAAATAAAATGAATGCTGCCTGTGCTACCAGTAATAGTGGTGCCGCTTAATAAATCAGTAACAACCCTAGTAGTACCTGTAATTCTGCTTACCGTTAAATCTTGACCAACAATATTTTCGCCAGATAGGGTATCTGTAAAAGTACCCGATGTACCACTTACAGTTGTAAAATTACCTGTTTCAACATTAAGAGTTGAAAAGCCAATCGTGTTACCAGTTAAATTATCAAATAAACCTGTTGTACCTGTAATAGTGGTACCTTTTACAGTTGTTCCAGTAATTGTGGTGCCTGTAATTGAACCTGCTGTAATAAATGCAAAGTTACCAGTAGTACCAGTAATTGTGGTCCCTGTAATAGAAGTAGCTGTAAAACTACTAATAGTTGCTACTGTAAACTGTCCAGTTTGACCTGTAATAGTGACGCCAGAAATTTTTGTTGTGGCGTTTAATCCTGAAACAGTAACAATTTGAAAGTTACCAGTTGTTCCAGTAATTGTGGTTCCGGTTATATTTGTACTTGTAAGGTTTGAAAATTTACCTGTTTCACCTGTAATAGTTACACCAGTAATACTTGTTCCTGTTAATGATGTAAATTTACCTGTAACTCCGGTAATTGTGGTGCCAGTAATATTATTTGCATTAATATTTTCACCTGTTATTAAAGTCGAACCAGTAATAGTATTTGCAGTGATATCACCGAAAGTACCTGTAATACCTGAAATGGTAACACCACTTACGCGACCTGAAACGTTTATATTTTGTTGGAAAAATCCCGTGCCTGTAAGCGTTAAATTCCCACCAATTTCAACATTACCAGTTGTTGAAATACTAGGAATATTTACTTGATCTGTAAAAGTACCTGTTAAAGCTGTTAAAGAAGTAAATTGTCCAGTAATACCAGTAATTGTTTGACCACTTACTCTAGTGGTAAAAACTCCTGAAACTGCTTGCTGTGTAGAAAATAAACCTGTATTGCCAGTAATTGTTTTTCCACTTAATTTTGTGGTAAATATTCCTGTTTCACCTGTAATTTCATTAAAATTTCCTGTTGAACCTTTAATTGTTAATCCAGATATTTGCGTAGAACCTGTAATAAATTGACTTGTTAAAGAAACAAAATTACCAGTTGTTCCACTAAAATTAATAAATTTACCTGTCTGCCCAGTAATACTGGTGCCAGTTAAAGAAATAAACGTTCCAGTAGTTCCTGTAATTGTTGCACCTTTTATTGTTATTCCTGTAATTGTGTTACCTGTAATATTGGTTCCACTAATATTTGAAAACTTACCTGTTGTTCCAGTAATTGTTGTTCCAGTAATATTTGTTGCTGTAAAGTTTGTAAACTTACCGGTTTCACCTGTAATAGTTGTACCAGATAACGTACCAGTTGTGTTAATTTGTGCGCCAGTAATGATGGCGCCGCTAACAGTATTGAATAAACCACTTGAACCAATGAATTTTTGACCTGTAATTTCTGTGAATTTACCTGTAGATCCTGTTACGGTACCACCTGTAACAACATTAAAACCTGCAGATGTTCCAGTAATTGTGGTACAGATAATTTGTGTGATATTTCCAGTTGTAATATTAGCGTTGGTACCTCTTAAATCAGAACCAGTAATTGTATTGCCACTCAGTAAATTTCTAAACTCTCCAGTGCCGGTGCAAATTAATTGGTTAAATGTTCCAGTGCCTGATATATTAACGTTTAACGGCGCAAAAGTTCCACCAATAGAAAGATCATTATCTACAGTTAAACTACCAGCAATCGTGCCGCCTGTTAACTGTAGATAATAAACATTATAATATTCCCGAGAAGATAGAAAAGTAAATTTTCTATTTTTTAACCCAGGATCTACTTCGGAAACATCAACAACAGTATATAAATCGCCATCTGCAATATCTGCACCGGCAATTGCTGATAATTCCGAAATCTTTCTATCTGCCACTTAACATATTTAATACCTATTTGTAATTATAATTCCACTGTATCTGAGTTATTTTTTCATTTTTATTTCAATACTAGGTAAAATATTAGATACTGCATGCCATCCAGCTTGCAGCCCTGAAACCAAAAGACAAGAAAGAACAAACATCAAAAGAATTTCTGCAACTGTAAGACTTCTTTTTTGATTGCCTTGTAAATTTGGCATTAAATTTCTTTGCTGTGGCACTACAGGAGTCATTTGTTGTTGCTGTTGAATTTCAGTTCTTCTTTGCAAAACCTGTTGAATGGCTAGTTCTCTAGCTTGTTTTTTCATTTCTTCCAGATCTTCTGGATTAAATTGAGGAATTTGAACAGAGGGCTCAACTTGATTTTCCATTTTTAGCTAGAATTTTTTATAGACTAGCAATAAATAACTGCTATTGCATTATGAATGGATTTTATAAAGTCATGAAAGATGTCGTACACGAATTAAGAGGAATAAAAAACGTCCTTAATTCTATGTGGTATGACAAGCATCCTGATAAAAATTCATCTTCTTTGTGTCCAGACGCTTATGCTGATGAATATATTTCAACAGAAGAATGTGGTCGTAGGTTAAATGTATCTGATCAAACAATTAGAAATTGGATAGCAATAGGGAAAAACAAACCAGACAATGGTTGGAAAGAAGGTATTCATTATATCAATATTGTTCCCGACAGTGGGCGTAAAGCAATTATTAGAATCCCCTGGAACCAGTTAATTCAATCTTTTATAAAAAATAAAAAAATTGAACCTGAAGATTTTTATAAACAAAAACCTTTATATAAAACTTCTCATCCAACTGAAATTTAAAATGTCAAATCGTTTTGATGATATAGATTTAAAATCTATTTCACTTGAAAATTTTAATTTGCTTTTACCTCCTTCTTTAGTTAAGCAAGTATCTTTTTTTCTTCCTCCAAATGGTTCTTTTGATTCTGATTGTTTAAAACGATATTTACAAAATATTAAAGAATATGAACAAGAAGAAGAAGGCTTTCAAATGACATTAGCAAATAGACTGCGCACCGCATTTAAAGATATGAAACCAGATACAATTTGTGGTAAATTTCCGTCCGCAGAATTACCTCTAAAGCGAAGGTTAAGATGTGTTGCTGAATATTTAATACGGTCTGGTGAATTTGATAAACTTAAAGATGAAGATGGAAAATTAATTAAAAAACGAGGCAACCTTGGCAAATTAGTTGTAATCTACAAACCACTTCCAAAACTATTAGAATCTTTATCAAAACAGGGTCTAATAAAAAAATGAACAGAAGAGAAAAATTAATTCGTAGTGTTCTTGGAAAAAACATTGATCAAGAAAAAGTAAAAATGTTAGATACAACCGTAAGGTTTATCTTGGGTGACATGGGTAAAGAATACTTTAAATTTTGGCAAGTTGAAGGCCCTGGTGTCATGTGCTTTCAACCTGACTCAGATAGAGTTATGTTTTATTTAACTCTTGAAGAAATTCATTCAGCTCAAGAAAAATCTGAGAATAACAATGATGGTGATCTGGCAGAAACTTTTAGAAGAATTCTAGAAGCTGCTCAAAAAATTAATCCAGAAGAAAAAGCTGGTTATATTATTAATGACAGTGAAGGCATTCGTTATTTTGAAGTAGATTACGAAAAAGAGAAAAAGTAATGTCAATTCCAAATATTAAAAAGGGTTTGAATGAAGACCGAGAATATATTACAAATTATGATTTAACTGCAGCTGCACATGAATTACTAGGAGGTATTGAGCTAGATGTTGCTAGCTCTAAAGTAGCCAATGAGTATGTTCAAGCAGAAAATTATTTTACCCCTTCAGAAGATGGTTTAAATATAAAAGATTGGTATGGGCGTGTTTATTTATTTCCCCCTTCCGGTGCTTATTTTTGGAATAAAAAAGAAGAACGTTGGAAGATGACTAGAGCATCTTCTCCTTCTTTGACTTCTTCTCATGCTGTATGGTTTCGTAAATTGTATAAATCTTGGTGGAATAACGACATTGAACAAGGTTTATATTTTACAAACTGTCCTGACATGATTAGATATGAACAAAAAATTTTTGATTTTCCAGTTTGTATTTTAAGAACAGCTCCTACTTTAATTAAAAATACCAGTCAAGGAATTACCACGCAACGTACATGCACTTCTCTTTTGGTTTATTTGCAACCAAAGGGGGATCCTACTTTTTTTACAGAAAGATTTATTGAAATTTATTCGCCAAAGGGGCGAATAATTGTTTAATCTGGTTATATCAAAATTCAAATTTATGTCTGTATTGTCAGATTGGGAAATCAAAGAACTCGCTCAACAGCAAAATATGATTTCTCCTTTTATTGATTATTCATGTAAGGAAAAAAATGGCAAACGTATTCTTAGCTATGGTCTTGGTTCTTATGGCTATGATATCCGTCTATCTCCTAGCCAATGTTTAATTTTTGGTGGCACCCAAAGGGGGGATTGTGATCCAAAAAACTTTGATTCGGAAGATATTTTAAAGCCAGCCGAATTACTGGAAGATGAAAATGGTCAATATTTTATTTTGCCTCCGTATGGTTATTGTCTTGGTGTTGCTCAAGAACATTTAAAACTTCCAAGAAATGTGACTGTAGTTGCGGTTGGCAAATCAACTTATGCTCGTTCTGGTATTCTTGTTAATATCACACCGGCAGAAGCTGGTTGGGAAGGTTATCTTACTTTAGAAATTAGCAATTGCACTGGCCTTTTTAATCGCATTTATGCAGATGAAGGTATTACTCAATTAATATTTCACCGGGGCAAACCTTGCGCTACTAGCTATCAAGATCGAAAGGGCAAGTATCAAAGCCAAAAAAAGGAAGTAGTTTTTTCCAAAGTTTAACCAAACGGTTTACCAGAGAATCGTTTTGGTTTTTCTGCGTAATTAGTTCCGCCTCCACGACCAAAACGATCTCCCTCAAAGTAACCTGGCACATCTCCACCAGGTCCTAACGGGTAATCTATTTCTGCTTTCTGTCTATATTTATTTGCTGATTTAACAGCTTTCATAAATTTAGAAACTTGTTCTTGTTTTGAATTAATTGGACTAACAATACTTGCATCTTTTTGATCCAAACGTCTTAAGTCTGTATCGTAAATACGTTCTGGATTTAAATCTGTTACTTCGCTGCCTGAGCTAGCAGAATCTTTTAGTGGATCGTAATTTAAATTAAACAAGGTTCTTATCTGATTTTGCCATAGTATTATTGTAAGAGGAATAAATCAAACTAAAAATGTTAATGAACGCTGCAGGTTTTTTAGATAGTTTTGTACAAGATGAAATTGCTTGTCGTTGTTTGACTGAAGAAGATTTTGGTCAACCTCTTGAAAATGCAGATAACGATGTACCTTTGTATGATATGTACAATCGTGGTCTTTCAGCATGCGAAACAGGGATGGAGAGAAAAAACTTGGCTTTGGAGGGAATGAAGAGACCGGGGAAAACTGGTTACATTCCGTCAGTAGAGGAAGCTCACCTGTATCCAGGGACATTGCCGATGGCGAGCGAGAGGATCGGCATGGACTTACCACCTGCGGAGCTGACGCTAGAGGGCCTGAGATCCCTTCAGCGCCGTGGTTTAGCGAATTAAACGAGCCTCCAATGGTTGTAACTCTTTCTGGCGTTATGCCAGAACTTGTTGATATGGTTAATCATCCCCCACATTATTTGGGAGATGGTGTTGAATGCATCCAAGCAATCGAAGCACAGTTAACCAAAGAAGAATATAGAGGATACCTAAAAGGTAACGTCGCAAAATATTTGTGGAGAGAAAAACAAAAAGGGGGTACTGAGTCTTTGAAGAAAGCACAATGGTACTTGTCGCGACTTCTTAATTTTTAATCAATTTTTTAAAACCTTTTAAAAAGGTTTTATTAATCTCTTTGTCTCCAATCATCTGTTTTTTCTTGGCTAAACCAATCGACAATATCATCTGCGCTCTTAAAACCTGTTCTGTGATTACTTGGGTCAGGATCACCCAGGTCTAAATCGTTGAGCAAACTATCTAAACTGTTTGTTTCAATTTCTGGATTACAAGCAACTCTTCTAGCTTTTCTTAAAAGCTCTGCAGCAGATCGATTTGCTTTTGCTAATTTTTCAGCCCAAATAACATCGGTTAATTGAACTTCTTGTTGTTTTGCAATACGGTTGCAAATAAATTGCAACCGTAAACGATATTCTGTTGAAAGCATTTTGTTTCTCTAGTTAAATAATTTTATTAAACAGATTCAAAAGGATCTTCTTCGTCGTCTTCAGGCATTGCACAAGCAGCTAGCTCGGCTAATTCAAGATCAGTTGGAACATCAAAATCAATTTCAATGTTTTCACTATCCATAATTTCTTTAATTGCTTGCCATTCTAACAATCTTTGATAATAAAGATTTAAAAGAGCGCTATGCAATTCTTCCCAAGTCATATCTTGAGCTTGGATTTCTGCTTTACGCATAGAAAATTGAAGCTCTAATGGAATCGTAAATTCCTGGGGCTCTGGGATGCTATCCATTAGATTCCTTTTTTTCTTTTCGTATTCTAATCTAACCAAAAGCCTTTGTTTACATCAAATTCATTTCCAAAATCTGCGAGGATCTGAGGATTAATATGTTCTTCTAGCGTTCTGATCGCACGTATCTGATTTGGTGTAGCTGCATAATTCCGAAAAGCATGCAAAAGAATTTCAGTTGAACCCCAGGGGGATTCATTAATTTCTTGAAAAAACAAATGAATTTCTTCTCTTCTTCTATCTACTAAATTTCCAATAACATTATGTTCACAGTCAAAAATCCAACGAGAAAATTGATCAGCGACTTCTGACCAGTTCTCATTTTCAATGTATTCAGGAAGATTCGTAAAAATAAAAGCGGACCAACCAATTGAATGAATGAAAGAAATTAAAGCTTCTTTCATTGAATTATCTAAATGTAAGTTTAATTTATTTAAATCATCTTCTATTAAATTAATTTCATCTTTGACATACTCTAATGCCTTTTTTTTAGTGCAACAGTGTTCTTTACATACAGGTTGTCCATCTGGATAGTACTGAGTTCCATAGCCAATAGTAAAAGGCGCATCCCCAGTGCATACATCGGGATACGCCTTTTCGTTGAACCCTTCATATTTACAGATTAACTGTATTGCTTTTGAAAAGTTCAAAGTACTACTGGTAAATCATTACCAATAATATAACAATTTATTTGCCTTGGCCACGTAATTTCTTTCTTCCGTGGTTGGATTTTGAATGTTTGCCTTGTCCTTGTTTAGTTTTTTTAGGAGATCCTTGTATGTAATTGCCGCCTTTTCTCATTGGTCCCTCAAGATCATTTCACATAACATACTAAATAAAAACGTTTTTAACCGCAAGTAGTCTTCCTGTTGTTGAACTGGTCTTCCCGGATAGCCAGGCCAATTTTCAATTGCATCACAAACTGCATCGTATAGATTTCTAACATCAGTAGTTTCAAATTCACATTGAATTACCATTTAACTTTATGCGACCAATAACGTGCAGAAAATTTATCAGGGTTTGCGTCCTGTGCATCATGTCTAGCATAATATGATTTCTTTCTGGCTTTATCTTTTTCAGTGGTAGGGTTCTTGCCAGCTCCTTCTACGCCCTGTTGTCCAAACCGTACAATTTTTTCTTTGCCATCTTTACATGCTTTTACTACATGTGATTTAGTAGCATGTCCCGGAGTTTTTCTAGGCTTATTGCAAGCCATTTCATCTTTAGCTAGTTTTGCAGCTTTAACAGCTTTTTTTTGTTTATCTGACATTTGGTTTAATAAAAGAAGTAAACTCGCTCAAGAAACTTTTGGCACTGTCTGATTTTTCATTGTCATCATCACTTGTACCAAATAAATCAAAGAAACCAGAATCTTCTTTTTTAGAAGAAGAACTGTCATAATCCTCTTCTTCATCAACAGGAAACAATGTTTGAAATGTTCCCAATGCAGTAAAAGGATCTTCCATTTCTTCTGATCCAAAGGCAAATTGAAAACCTTTTGGATCACTAATGGTTGCTATTAATTCTAAGTCCTCTCTATTTTCATCTGGCGCAAATGTTTCATAAAATTCAGTTTCAGATCCTTGATAACCTGCGTCTTGAAAAAATTTATAAAGTTGTGTATCTGCTATACCTCCAGTTTCCTTATAATCTTCTGGTCGTTGAATATAAGTAATACCTAATACTTCTTGCGTTGGTTCTTTTCTTCTTTCATTTAAATATTTGATTTGTTCTCTAATTACTTGAGCCGTACCTGTTCTAATATTTTGAATAATGTATTCTTTTAATTCTTCGAGGGTTCCTTTAAACCCTTCTAAGCCAACTTCTTTAAGTGCTTTTTCGTACTCTTCTATATTAGCTGGGTCTAAACCAATTAAAAATTCATCAGCAAATTCTTCAGGTGTTAAGAAACGGCCAAAAACACTATTGACTTGTGTGGCTCTATTTGTTAATACAGTAGTTAATTTTCCATCTAAAAATTCTTGAATGCTTTGCGCATTAAAATAATCTTCTGCTGGGTCAAAATTATAACCATCTTTTTTATATCCTAAAAGATCAAAATGTAACTTTGCAAAGTGTTCAGGATTATTAAGATCATACCCGTATCGATACGCTTGTTGTGCCCAGGTGCCATAGTCTGGTTCTCCTGGAGCGTTTTTATTTACTAATTGATTAGGATTAAGCTTTGCTTCTTCCCAATCTCTAGTAACAATTTCCGCTTGATTTAAATATTTTTCAGGAGGGTTATTGACATCAATAGCACTAGATCCTCTTTTTTTTATTGTGTCAATAGGATTCATATAATATTCATAATCAAATGATCTTTCCTTGCCTAACGTTGGATTAATTACTTCTTTTAGATATTTTTCTGAAGCAGCTCTACCAGCATCTCTAATTGCGCTTGCAAAATCTTCTGTTTGAAATGGATTTTTTTCTTTTTGTCTTACATCCATATATTCAACAAACTCATCCATAGATCGAGAAGTATCGAATCTTGGTTTTAAATAATCTTCTAAAAATGAACGCAAAAACCTACCATTAATTGTTTGTTCTTCATTATTAATAGTTACAACAAAAGCATCTTCGCCTGATTCTTCCTGTAAAACTTTATCTAGTTCATCAATATCATCGTTATGTATTTGAATTAATTCTTCAACTTTTTTTAAATTATCTGCAACTACTCTTGAATCTTGTTCAACATTTTGAATAAGTTCTTTTATTTCATTGAAATAAGAACCATCGTCATCAGATTGAGTTTGTAAATAATTATTTAATTCTTCTGTACTTTCAAAACCAGCTTCTTTTAAAAATCTTTCATCATAAGTTCCGATTGTTTCTATACTTGTCTCACCAGTTTCTGGATCAGTTGTTTCCACTTCTTCTTTAGAATACATGTCAAAAAGTGGATATAAATTTTTTGTTTTTGTATAAGCTTCTAAAATTTCTTTACCTTTTTCTAGCGGTTCAAATTGATCAATATTATCAAGATAATACTGAGCATTGTAATTTCTAGATAAATTATTTTCAAACCAATCTTCCCAGTTGTATGTAACGCTGTTATTAATTCCAACTAGCTCTTTAACATTCTTTTCTAAATCTGTTCTGTATTTAGATGCATTGCTACTGGTTAAAGGAAGTAAACCTCCTAGTCCTGTGTCATTTAACAGTGAGTCAGTAATTGTAGAAGCAGCATTAAAAACTTCATTAAAGCTACCAAAGCCTTTTAAAAAGGCTAAATTAGTTTCTTCTGCTCTTTGTCTTTGTATTTCTTCTAATGTTTTTGACAAAGCATCTTCTGTTAATGCGCCAAATTTTCTAATTTCTTTTCTACTTTCGTCACTAATAAAAGTGTTAATTATTTCTTCTGCATCTGTTGTTCTTAACTCATTTTCTAAAGTTTCATCTTCTGTTTTTAAATCATTTAATATTTGTCTTGTTGTTTGTCCTAATTGACTTTCAGAATCTAAAGATGCTAAACGAAGTAAATTTAAAAAATGAACAGGTTTATCGGCATTTAATTCATAAAGAGGAATACCATCCTCCCATGTATATTGATCTCTTAACGCATTCCAATTTTCATCAGTTCCACTGGTAGCTAAATTAAATTGATTTCTTAATTGATCATAAACTTGACCTTCTCTATTTAAAAGTTCTTTTATTAAATTTTCTTCATCGTTTTGACCCACACCCAAGGAAAGGTTTCTTGCATTTTGTATATCGCTATCTGTTACAAAATCAATTCCTTTTCCTTCCATCTGAGCTGGTTTAACAAACTCACCTAGTTCATTTTTTTGCCCATACTCTAAAATGTTGTATACAGGATTTCCTCTAACATTTTCTCCGGCGTTAGATCTAATCCTGTAATCATTACGATAAAAATTAGTTGGATTATATTTTTCGCTAGGATTAGCTGCTCTTTGAGTTGTATCTTCTACTCCGTATAAATACAACATGTCAACATCATCTGTGTTGACAATTTGTTGCCATTGTTGTTTTGGTCCGTTTTCTAAATTTTGAAACGCTTCTTGATCTCCATAGTAATCACTATTAAATTTATCTCTTTCATCTCCCAGTCTTTCATAAGGCGTTTCTTGATAAAGTTCTTTTGAAGTTTCTGGTGGAGTTAAATCAGCAGATATATAGAACTCTCTAAAAGCATTTTCTAAACCTCTTGGATCACTAATGCCTGCTGTTTGTAATGCATTTAATAAATTATCTCGATGAACTGTATAGTTTCCGCTAAATCCACTATCATTTTTATCTAAAACTGCTTGAGCAGCTGCTTGTGCTACAGCATCAACACCTTGTTGAATTTTAACTTTTATATTGTAATCTGCAAGGGCTGCGTCATATGTTCCTTTTGCTGTGTTATATGCTTTGTCTGCTTTATCAAAATCCGTTTTAGCTGACTTAGCTGAAGAAGCTAAATTAGTATTAACAGCTGTTGCTTTGTCGCTAGGACCCTGAGGACCATAGTATGTTCCATTAGAATATGCAGCACCAATTTCTCTATTACCCCCTGGTATACTACCTCCCCTTTGAGTGTATTGAATACCTCCGTCTTTTACTTGATTGTTTGTGGGCAGATAAGCTTTTACTGTATAGTCAGCAGCAACAGGTGCAACAGGTGCTTGCCCTGGATGTACTGCAGGAGTATTAGTAGCAACTAAAGGTACATTAACTACAGCGCCATTAGCTAAAGTAACAGGATACTGTGCATTTTTTTGAAACCTAATAAAAGCTGTTGGATATTCTGTTTCTTGATTATCTAAAGTTGTTCCTTGTGTTCCTGTAGATGTTGGATAAAAATTTTCAGTTGGAGTATCAATTCCTGTGTATTGATTTTCTGCGGTTATAGCAACTTGTGAATTTAAATCAACATTTTGTGTTTGTGCATTTTGTTGCTCTAATTCTTTTAAACCTTGTTCTATAGCTTGTTCAGTTGTTAAAGTACCTCCTTGTGAAATTGTTGGCTGAACAGATACATTGGGAATATTTTGCACAGGAATCCCTGCTGTCATCCCTGGAGCAAAAATAATAATAGGACCTGTCATTTATTTACGCAGCTTCTGGATCTGGTGATAATGTATTTATATTATAAATTGGAAGTTCACAACAAATATATTCAAGCTCTGTCCAGGCTTTGATTCTTTCTAGTTTTTCTAAACAAAAATATGTTTGTTGTTTATACCAGGTTTCCATATCTGTGCTGCCTTTATTGCTGTTACAACGTTGACAAGAAGGTAACAAATTATTTCTATTACTTGAACCGGATTTAAATCTAGGTACAATATGATCCAATGATGTCGCTGGTTTATTACAGTAACCACAGCGGTAGTCCCAAGCTTCGTAAATTGATTGTCGATATCGTTTTTTTGCTAACCGAGGAGTGACTTCAATGAGCAGGGAGAGGGGTTCCTTCTCGTCATTGAACATCTCTTCAGTTGCGGTTACTTTATTTTAAGATTCCTAAATTCGTATAAAAATAAGAAATGTTTATTAAAACCATTAATAAGTTTGTTTTTCTATGTACTTTAAATATGCAAGCCAAATTCTTCCATGGCAAAAACATCTGACTCAACCGGATGGGTTTCAATCAACAAAGCAGAGGAGATGCTTGGCTTAGACCGCAAGACTCTTTTCCGTTTTCGTGACAATGGCACCCTTAAGCTTGGTACCCATTTTACAGCATTTCCTGGGAAAACCTGGTCGCGGGACAGCTATTACTGGAACGTCAACGCCGTCCAGAAACATTTACAAAAGCAGATTCATTTTCAAGCTGCTTCTGTGGATGACGAAATGATTGCTGCGTAGTATTAAGGTAATATTGTTTTCTTATTTTATAAGCCAATAATAAATCTGTAATGTTTAACTCAATTCGCTGATTAGCCATTTCTTGATATAAGTTATAACACAATGTTTTAATACGGCCCCATAATCTTTGGGGTCGTTTTTCTTTTAAATTAAATAAAATTACCCACTGTGGATGCAGTGGGTAAATAGGACGTTTTTTATTTTTGATAAAAATACTATTATCAGGACCCCATTTAAAGTCCCATAGCTTATCTGGTTTAACGCCATAAGTGGCAATCATGCCATAAAGCCATGCAACATTTTTTAATTTACTAAAAGAAAGCAGTTTAAAATAATCATTTACAATTCGTTGATCGGTAGGAGGTGTAAGTTCCATAGGTCTTTAATCGGTATTAACCATACTGTATACACTGGTCAAACCATCGCCACAGAACCATTAGTATTGCTTTGGTATCTGAGCTTATTATTAGTATACACTAATTAATTAAACTCCACTCGCAAAGGCTGCCCAACAGGCTCCTACAGCCTCTATGGTTGATGTTTCACCGCTCTCATAAGGTAAATTAACAACATCACCAGCGTGGTATACAGTTGGCGTACCACTGGCTTTAATAGTACTAAATCCGTATTTACGAATATTAATTTGTTCTTCTGAAAGAACAAAAACACCATCAACAATATCACCAAAGTCAGCCATTATGTTCCAGGTCTTCCACCTTCATATGGAGTGTATTCTTTACCATTTTTATCATACATTCTAAAGCTCGACATTTGAACAAAGTCACTTGGTATATTAAATAGTTTCTGTGCCATTGGCATCATCATTGGAGCACCACAGTTATAAGGTGGTACATCCATTTTAGATAAACCATTTTTTGCAATTTCATATTCAGCTTTTTGATTATCTTTATTAGTTTGTTCTACCAGCTTTTGCTCCCATTCTGTTAAACCTTCTGCTGTTCCAACCGGAAAATCTGATGGCTCTGGTGGAAATACTTTTTCAGCAAATTTCATTGCATATATATGTTTGCAATATCGAATTTCATCCAATAAAGGAGTCCAAAAGTCTGTAATTGAAGTTATGTTATAAGATCCATCTGGATTTCTTGAACTGTCATAATCGTTATAGCTGGGCATACCTTCTGACTTTGCACCTTCAATAGAAGGTAAAGGAGTACTTCTTGTGTATACACCACCAAAATCTCTAAACATGCCAGGGCGATCTCTTAACGCACCTCGTTGTGTATCACTGGTTGGAGTAACCTGAGGTGGTATTTCGTATTCAGCAGATGGAGCAACCACTTCCATTGCTCTATCTTCAGTTCCTTTTGACATTGCTCGATCATCAGGAATTGGATTTCCAAAACGATCTAGTTGTGGGCGCACCGTAGGTATAGGGCCAACACCAGTAACAACTTCACCTTTATACATTCTTTCAAAACGACCTGGTTTTACGGTTGATGCTTTGGTACGTGGAAAAATTTTATTATTGCTTGTGCTTCCAAGTTGGGAAATATAAGCATAATCTCTTCTTGTAAAGTCTTGACATGAACAACAATATCTTGTCCCAGTCATCATGAATCGACCTAGTTGAGGACTTGTTCTTGCTGGTGTGACAAAAACAGCGTCCGTGGTTGATTCAACTGAACCTTGTTTTTGTAATTTAATTATTCCAGTGGCTTCTTGTGTTTCTACAACAACAGCTTGAATATACCCATATCTTTTTTGTGTTGTTGGATCAATTGTTTCTGAAGTAATTGGAGCACCACCATCAACAACTATTCTGGTTTCAAATATTTCACCATTCATTGGATAAAGGGGTGGTCTACCAGGTCCCGTGAAAACATATAAAGGGGCTGGTAAAGGATTAAAAATACTCCAGTTTCCTGCTAATTTAACATACCAATAATCTTCGTCTTCTGTTACTGATAATATTGATGCTTTAGTTCCTAAGCCATCATTAATGTTATCTAAACGTAAACTTCCGCCTAGTCTTACACCGGCCCAATGCATGCCAAGTTCTTTGTTTTTAGTTGGAAAACCTTGAAAAACACCTGGTATTCTTGGTTGTTGGCCAGTAGTTGGAACAGTGCCTACAGGAACAATATAATCAAACGGATAACTATAGACTTGCCCTATAGAACTATTTGAATAAATTTCAAAACCTCTCCTCCAACGCGACCAGGCTGATTCTCTATTGGAAGTATAAATTGAATCAGGAACTGAGCCTTTAGAAAACTCAGTCCTAATTGGAGTTATGCCCTTAGGTTCAGTACTTTTTGATTTAACAAATGAATTAAAAGAACCGAAAGAGTTTCCGTTCTTTTTTCCCATGATTAGAAGAAACCGCCTTGAGCAAAAACGTGAACACCTGGCGTGTAACCAGAGGCATGGGGGCCATTGGGTACAACGCCAACGTAAATACGATCTCCTCGTTCTAAATAAATACCTTTATTTCTTAAAGGTGATCCACCGGCTAAACTTGCGCTGTCTCCTGCATTAGGCATTGGATAAGCAATATCAGGCATTACATCATTACAATCAACTTGTTGAGTGTTAAGAGGAATAGTTTTTGAAAAAAGAATTTTATAATCACCACTTGCAGGAATGGGAGTGGTAGTACCACGAGTGTGGTAAAACACAAAGGTTACAGGATCTTGTTGGCCAAAGGCAACACCAGTATATGTAAAACCACCTGATAAACCACTAGGATCACCACCTGTAATATGCAATGCAGTATTAACGCCTGTTAAGGTAGTTGCGCCTGTATAAACATAATACCCATAGCCACTCATGGGAGTACCAGTAGCTGTAATCTGACTAGTGTCTTCTACAAATAAAATTTGACCACTACTAATTGAAATTACATTTCCAGATGTACCACTGTTAATAGTAAAATCTGCTGCTCTATATGAATCGTTTCTAACAATATTAATTGCATCAACTACGCCGCCATTGTTATTATCCTCTGTTAAAGCAGCATCCATATCAACCAAGATAGACGGTGCTTGTCCACCCTGTACAAACAAAGTAGACACAGTACCTACGGTTTGAGTTGTAACTCTTACCGAATCGAATAAAGGTCTATCGACTAATAAAGGTTGTTTATTGGTTGAAGTAGATGCCACTTTTGTTATACCTTTTTTTTAATTATAACTTACTGATTAAATATTTGACTTATCTGATTAAACTCAGCTAAACCAGGGGCTGTTGCAACATCAAACAACAAACTAGGTTGCATTTGTAAATTTAAAAAATCTTGAAAAGAACTTGCTGTTTCAATTGGTTTTTGTTTTATTCCAAGGCGAGCATTTGTGATCTGTTGAATCATTTTATCCTTGTCATAAGGATAATATTGTTCAATGTTAGAGCGAATTAATTCCCCTGGTGTGTATCCCGCATCATAATTAATTGCATAATTTTTAATGTACATTATTTGCTACCTCCAAACATTGATAAAGGATCAAAAATAGTATAAGGAGAAGGCAACATATTTTGCATGCCTGCAAGGGGATTCATTAAAGTCTGAAACGTTTGCTGAAACACTTGTTCTTTTAACTGTTCAGCCAGTGTTTTACGTTCTTCTGTTTTTTTATTAGCATCCAAAGAAATATTAATGTTAATAGGAACACCATTAGCAGTTGTGGCTGTGGTGGTATTTGAATAGGGTTGGTCTGGATCTACCAAACTTTGGTTAAATGTCTCTGTTCCAGTAAGATTAGAAGCTCCTAATAATTGTTCTGATTGTTTATATAAATCTCCACCGCGAGCCATTCTTGGTGCAACAGAGGCTACACTAGTCTTATTGCTATCTTGTGCGTAAATATTTGCATTAGGATTACCGCCTAACACAGTTGCATAGGCTTTTTGAATACCCATGCCTGGTTTAAATCCTCTTCCTCTAAAAAATCTTTCTACGTGTGGCATTTGTTCTGCCACAGAATACTTACCAATCTTGTTAGGATCTAAACCAACTTCTTGTCTTTCTGGGCCACCAAATTGAATTAAACCGTAATAATTATTACCGCCTCCTCCCCAAACATTAGGGCGAAATCCCGACTCTTGAAGAATCAAAGCTCCCAGTTCATTGGGATCCATTCTTAAATTACGAGCTACTGCGCGAACAGCTTCTTTGTCTGCTTGAGTTAAATTTGCCATTACTTTGTGCCCCCTCCAAACTTGCTAAGTCTTCTTAGAAACTCTTGTGCTTTATCTTTTTGATCTTCTGGTAACCCAATATTTGTTTGATCGCCTAAAGAAGGAA